AGTAGCAAAACTATGGTTAACGTAGTGATCAAATAAGGCGCTTAAGGCAAGGTCGGTATTGTCTGTCGCCATCGTTCCAGGATCACTGAATCGCATCATCGTTTCTCGTGGATGGACGAGGTGCTTGAAGGTGCTGAGAAGAGAGGCGAGATCATCGCGATTCTGTTGAAAAAAACCACTCAGGCGAGCCAGCTCGACATTCATTTCACGCCGTGCGCGTTGAAAAATTTTCGAGTCAAGGCTAGGGAAAAAATTAGTTACTCGCTGCCGCTTATGCTCAATTTTGAAGCGAAAATCCCCATTGTTAGCGATCAGCACGACGCCAATATTAACGAACTCGCCTGTTTCAGGGTAAGGCAGAAACCTGAGGATTGAGTAGTTGCAGATATATTTCATAATGGTCCCCAGAATCGCTCTTCCTTGAACACTTCTAGAATTTCTAGCCGGTCTGCCAGTGTAGGCTCGGTCGCGTCGATGTGGTCGCTATCTCGGTATAGCCAGTCGTTTGGCAGAAGGGCAGTGATCGTACCCCAGTTCAGCAATGCCTCGCCAAGCATTTGCGAGTAATCCTGACGGGTGACGTAATCCCTAAAATCGATGCGCCTCTCTCGGAAAACATGACTCTGCATAAAGTCATCGCAATTGAAGGTTCTGTCAAATGCCAGGTTGTGATCAATTACATTTAGATCACCCCAAGAGTCAAGAATGAGATTCACGTTGCCGCCCATGATGCCAAGACAGCGGTCTTCATTTCTAACCCACCAATCAAAGAGCAGGACTCGCCTTTGAAGCTCAGCAGGGGTTGTGTCAATTTTACTTAAAGTGAAATCAGAGGCGTTCTCAACTGCTCTGGAAGCAAAAGCAACTCCTCCACGCAAGTCGCCGATATTTGGCATTGCACTGAACCCGATGAGATCTTCCGGAACATGCATAAGGCGCCAGGGAGGGATGGGTAGCTCAAGATGCTTACCAAGCTCAGCGCCCAGCACTTCAGAAATGAGCGCGGGCCCACCGGATTTTTCTAGCCCCTTTACAAAATAGGAGTAGCCGTCGTTTGCCCGCACAATGAAAGGCTTTATTGAGTAACCTTGGTGGCTTTGCCGGACGATTTCAACAGCTGTGATGCTTTCAGGCATTGACCTGACTTCCTTGTGCTGAACGGTCGCAGACTGCGCGAACTCGTGGGAATCTAATTAAATTCTATTTGGCTTGCGCCAACCCTAAAAAGCACCGCCTCACCTACTCAGCCCTGCCCTGTACACTCCACACACCTCCAACCTGATCGGCATATCCCGCCAGCCGATCCTCTCCGGCATGAAACACGACACACATTCTCAGCACCGCCTGCGCATCCGCCTCATGGCCTGACTGACTCAGCCGCTCGGCGATCCTTTTCAGCTCGACAGCGGACCACTTCAGGTCGGAGGCGATGCCCTGTAGGTCGCGCTTTAGCTCTTGGTTGGGCTTGGTGAGTAACATGGTCACCCTCGCGTACGTTGATGGCGGCACGTCAATGCAACGCCATTAGCCTCTACTCCGGAATCAATCTTTTTTCCGCCTGTCACGATCATACTATCGGCTCCCAGCGTTGCCGCTTTATTGAAGGCGATCCTCATGGCCTCATCTGCCCCCGAACCTTGAACGGTGAACTTCTTGATCGGGTCGCACTGACTTGCCGCAGAAGCGGTGACAAAGTCTACTTTCGCCCCCTCGGCAGTCAGCTGGGTGGTACAGGCAGCAAGCGAAGCCATAGCTGTGAAAGCCAAGATCAATAAGACTGGAGCTCGCATATCAGAGGTTCCCGTCTCAGTAGCTCAAAAGTCACTCAGTCTTCGCCCTGGTGATGACTCCGGTCTTCACCTCTTCCGCCAGCGCCCTGAGCCGATCTACATGCTCATGCAGCTTTCTGATCTTCTCCATTGCCGCAAGGAACTCCGGCTCGGCGTAGCTTTTTGCCTCGCGGAACAGATCGTGTTCGGCATCATCGAGAGCGGAGGCCGCCTCTTTCAGATCGCGCTTAAGCTCTTGGTTGGACTTGGTTAGGGGCATGGGCTGTCTACTGGCTTTAAATGAACAGAAGGGGTGATTAATGGCAGTGCCGAGTGCCAGCTTTTTTATCGTTATGGCATCCCTGTTTATCAGTACGCCCGCCGTGAGCGATAGCGGATACAGAGGTTATCACCAGCGCAGCAGCCAGTATCAGGGTGATGATTTTCATGACGCACTTCCTGTGGTTATTGAAAAACTACAAATCCCCGCCGCGCCAGATGACTCGGCCTAGGGTGCGGGGCTTGGCCCTTATAGCCTGCGTGCATTCCAAGCAAGTAGGACTCTCGCATGCACGACCAGTGACTCTAGCTCCGCACCCTTGATGTCGTAGGGCGGAAAGGCCTCGTTATCTGAAATCATGCGAATCATTTTAGGGAGTCGCTGCAATCGCTTGATGTAGAGCATTCCATCGAGAGTGAAGGCATACACCCCATCAACCACAACCTCAGTGACGCCTTTGTCGACAATCAACGGGTCTCCGCTTGAAAACGTAGCCCCCATGCTTTCGCCGAATCCTGTAATGACAGCAAGGTTTTCGGCGCGAGTGTAAATAATGCCTTGCTCGCGCAAGTACTCGCTCCGGACAGTGATATTTCTCACCGTTTCAACGTATTCCTTGGGTACTACCTGTCCAGGGCCCATAGACGCTCGAACATCATATTGGGGGATGTGTATGTCACCCTGTCGAGCCCTTGAGAAGTCGACCTCTACCACGCTGCCGTCATTTTTCTCGCCTTCAATTGGAGCATCTAGAGAGTACCGAGGCAGCCCAAAAGCTTCTTCAATTTCCCTAGCAAAGTCCTCTCCAATTGTCTTGGCTCCGTTCTTTTCGGGCTCGAAAAGGCATCTCGATATGAAGTTCTGCGGCTTTTTTAGCATTTCTGCCAGGCGCGACTGAGCTCCACGGGCTCCCATCCCGAATTCTTTATCCATCAGCTTTTTTAAGTTGTGCCTGCGCACTTCGCGAATATCCATGAGGCGATTCTCTACGGAGTATTACTCATTGGTAAATGACCGTTCGGTATTGATTAAATGGTTACCGTGAGGTAATAATTGCGTATCACATAGGAGAATCGTGATGCGAACCAAGCACACCCAGCTTTTGGAGTGGCTAAAAGGCGCCTCAGACGAGGTCATTGAGCGAACCGGCACCACTCGTGGCTATTTGAAACAAATTGCCTATGGCAACAAGCAGGCCTCGGCGGTGCTCGCTGTTTCGCTTGAGCGTGAGTCTCTCGGTGTCATGAATAGAAAATCTCTGCGTCCTGCGGACTGGAGCTTGATTTGGCCGGAGCTTGCGTCTGCTGCCTGACGCCGCGACTTACCGAACAAATTCTCGCCCGCCCAACTGTAGGGCGCCACGGAAACAGATTTGAGGTTTTACGGATGGAAGATTTTCTGCGGGCCTGTCAGAGCGCTGTGCTGGATAACGAGGCGAAAGCACTGGCAGCCAAGATGGGGGTGCCACACGTAAGCCTGCTTCAGCGTGCCAACCCGGACAACGATGCTCATCACCTGACGATCGAGCATTTGTTCGGGATCTTGCTGCACACCGGCGACATGAGACCGCTTGCGGCACTGGCCAGTGAGTTTGGCTTTGATCTGATATCGAGATCTGCGCCGGAGCCGCAAGCACTTACCAAGTCGCTGATCAATGTCGGCAAGGAAGTAGCCGATCTGACCATCGCAGTTCACCAGGCGCTGGATGACGACCACGTCAGCAGCTTCGAAAAGAGCCTGATCCGCCAAGAGATCAATCACGTTCGTCAAAGTCTCGATGTGATGGATGCGTCGGTTAAGGCTGCCTGAATTTCAACCTGGAGAAGGTTTATGACGCCTGAAGATGTGCAAAACGAAATCAAACTGATCTTTGCGCGAGCGTGCGCCGAGTCATTGAAAGAAACAGCCGGTTCAATCCTCGCCATCAAGGATGACGGCGAGAAAGTACGGGCAGCTGAATCTCACGGTGCGGCGTTCGCCTCCGCCTTCATCACCGTATCACGCCACTTCATATGCGAAACGACATTGAAACGGGCTCAGCTGGCTTGTACGGCCCAGTCGAGTAGTACTCGCGAAGCTGGCTCTCAACCTCTCGCAACGCCTGCTGATCAACCCTGAGGCCATCGACCGTGCTCTTGATCAGCGAAGTCTTCAAGTACTCGCCAGCAATCAGAGCGTTAAGTGTGTCGCGAGCCATTTGCTCTACAGATTTTTCAGTCATGTCCGGTCTCCGTGACCTTTTCGTGTGGAAGCAAAAAG